GTTAATTACATAAGTAAATTCTTCGGCAATTTCTGAAACCCAAGTATAAACCTTGCTAAAAAGTAATTCTAAACTAATTTGTTGTGATGAATAGTTACCACTTTCTCCATCAAGTAATCCAAGAGCATAACCTAATCCCGTAGCAATACGAGAATTAAGTTTTGGTTCAATTTCTTCATTGAGAACATCAACGCTTGTGTCAATTGTATCAATTTTAGTTCCAGAAGCGACTGTAAAAAATGAAGTACCACCACGATTATTTTTATTCATAACCGCACTTTTTACAGTAGAATGTTGTTCTTCTTGTTGATTTTTAGTAAGTGAACATTTACCTTTTTCACCTTCAGGCAGTGTTTGATAAATTATTTTATTATTTACCTCACTTAAAACACTTCTTTTAGTAGTAGTAAGATAATCACTATAGAAAATATCCACTAGTGCTGAAATAGTAATAGGTCTACCATAAGGCTCTCGTTTATCGCTTTTTATCTTATGCACAATTGTTTTATCATTATTAAGAACAACCCAATTACCAATAGCTTTGCCATTTTTATAAGTATAGTAAGCATTTCTAATTTCGGCAGGGTATCTTTTTAATTTATTTTCAATTTTTTCACCATCGAAATTATCAAAATACTCTAAGTTAAATGCAATTACAGGTCTATTATTTTTATAACCCTTAATCTTAACCCAATCCACAGGGAGAGGAATTATTGATATATTAATATCAGATGTATTAATTTCATATAAACTCTCCATATCGTAGTCTGCTACAAATTTTGTTTTATCGGGCATAGATTTTACGGTCTCAAAATAATAATAGCAAGCACCGTCAAGACAATCTCTAAACAGAAAATCTCTAATAATATCTTTGTCTCGAATAAACCTAAGTATATCTTCCGCTTTTTGTTTATTATTTTTCGACTTGAATTTATTCTTGCCGTCACAAGTTGTAATGTGAGAAAGGCAAGGAAGTGATACTATATAGTCTACTGCGTTAGAAACAATAGGATTTGTATTATATACAAGTCTACTTAATCTTCTAATTTGTCGATTATTTACTATTGGATTAGCAAGTATCTCTTTTATTTCGTCTGATGAATAATCTGAAAAAATATCGTAATTAGCAGAGTATATACCAAAGCCAGCATACGAATTAAATTCATAAGATGACACTTTTTTATTTTCAATAATCGGTTCTTTAGTTTCTTCGTTCAAAATTTATCACTTCCTTTTCTTAATTTATAAATGTTCCATAGTCGTAATCGGAGTTGTCTATTTCTTGTGCATATTTATTTACATACCAAAGCATATAAATCATTGCTGAAACACGGTCTTTGTCAATTTTCTTAACAACTTTTTCAATGGTAATATTGCCATTATTTAAGTGTTTCATTTTTAAGTTAGCAGCTTCTTCAATAAAGGCATCCGTCTCATAAAAAGGTCTTACCTTGTCATCGAATTCGTCCCAAGCACCTTCTTCAAAATCACTATCTTGACGTTTTTCAAGTAGTTTTAACTTTCCACTATCAACCATATCGATAAAGGTTGTTACGACTTCACTCTGACAAGATTGTGCTTTTAAGTTATATAATATCTTTGGTGAATTAGGAATTTCAGGTGTATTATCATCGTTAATTGTATCCCAACAACCAAGATTATCTCCTGTTATCGGGTCAAAAGACTCTTTTAAGCACTCATCAATTAAACCTGCGCCAAGCCCGTTACCATCAATTATAACAACTTTAGCATTATATCTTTTCTGTATTTGTTTTATCTTTACAGCCTGTGCCGTGAAGTTAAGAATATTAGGTATTTTGATAATGTTTACAATATCAATAGATACAATTCTACTTTTATCGCCACTTCTTCTTACTCTACCAATAACAGCAGAAGATTGGTTATTAGATGTCTTTTGGCTTCGTGCAACGTCTACTCCAATATAATATTCTTCATATTCATTATCTGCTTGGTTATTAGCAACAGTTAAAGTCCGACAACTCATTAGTCTATTAATATTTACTAGCGCACCATCCGAGCAGCCAACCCATTCCTGTTCATAGTTTTGTGCAAACGCAACCACTGATGAGCGTTTTTTCTTTTGAAGTATACTACTCTTACTGCTTCCTCTACCATACCAACAAGGCAATTCCCAATTACTTCCGAGAACAATTTGCCCTTTAAGCTGTTCCATATTATCAATCATTTGAATACTACGTTGAAACTCATCACTACCTCTAAATCCAGCAGTAGTAAAAAAGTGTATTTGCTGATTTAATTCCATAGGGTCAACAATAGCTAATTTACCGACAGTCAATCTTGGTACTTCAACAACAGGTTCAAGAGCATCTTGGTATAAGTCATTATTCAAAAGAGCAGATTCCTCAATTTTTAATCTTCTACGTCTTTGACCTTTTGTAGACTGTGAGTTTGCAATAGCATCGATGGTTGAATCATTTTTAAATTTAATAAACGCATTTCCTTTTGAGAATTTTGGCTTTTCAGCTAACTCGTTTACAAGTAAAGGAAAATGTTTTGATATTTCATTCCATTTTGCTTCAAGTAAGTCTGCTGCGTTTTCTTTTGTCTGTGCGGAAAGAGCCAATTCAATATTTGGAAATAAAAGCGCAACAGCAATCATAGCAAATACTTCATTATAGGTTTTGGCATAACCTCTTGAAAAAGTTCCATACATACTCATAAAACGTACGTCACATCTCAAGAATATTCTCTGGTCTAAATGTAAATTAATACCTCCCATTGGTGGTCGCATTAAATCAAACATCAAATCAGGGAAGTGCCTACACCAACTTATAAAATCACAATAATTATGTAAGTTCTTACCAAATACGCTTTCGCTTTCTTTCTCAATCTGTAAAATTCTATCACTTGCCATTACTCATCACCATTGTCCGTATTGTAGTCTTTTGGCAGTTTAATGAATTGTTTTATGTTTGGTCTGTTTTTTTCAGTTGTGTCGCCTTCAAAAATTCCATAAGGGTCTCCATATTGTGCTAAATATTCTTCTTTCTTTTTGTCATAGAAAGCATATATATCTTTGTATTCAGCTTGCGGTAATCCTTTTAATTTACGACAATAATTGATATAGCAATAAATTATAAAGTCTGGTGCGTCATTAGGCTGATAACGGAATCGGGGTAATATTTCAATAATATCTACTGCTTGCTCACAAGCCTTCGATATTTCAGCAATACACGTTACACCATTCTGTAAATCAGCAGCGGTAAGCTGTTTAGGTGTAAGTTTTGCTTTATCGGCAGCTTCTTGTGCAGCTTTATTCCACTTATCCGCACTTCCAACATCACCCAATGCAGTAGCTTCTTCTTCCTTTACTTTAAATCTAACATAAGTTGCAAGTGCTTCTTCGTGAAGATTTGTTTGAATAGAATAATTTTTTTTAAGTTTATTAAATTTCTTAGCCATTAACCTATATTGCGTTTTAGTATATCCCTCGCCAAAAAGGTCTAATATTTCTTCCGTGACAACAAAATTGTCAACTTGTTTTACATAGACATCTTCTTTCCCTCTTATTTTCTTTTCAGTAGTAGTAACCGCTGAACCAAGATTTTTACCTGCGTCTGCAAGTTTTAGAGATTCAAGAAACCCAAGTTTTGAATATTGAGGTAAAGAAGCAATGTTTTTAAAATATGTACCCACAACATCAGTTCTGCCTTTACCAAGTTCAATAGATTTGTTTGTTTCTTTTATCGCAGCTTCAAGAGCATCAGGAGTAAATGGTTTATCCATAAGCATAAGTTGTTGTTTAAACAATTCAATATTTAATGAACCATCGGCATTATATGAACCATTTTTTATGCAAGTTTTACAAATGTCTACTTTTTGTCCGTCACTCGACAGAGTTGCATTAGTCGCTGAATAAAAGCAAGTCATATTTTTTTCTTTGTGGCATTTTTTACATATTTTTGTACCAACAGGTTGCTTTTTTCTTCTTTTTTGTGGCATACTACCACCTCACTTTCTCAACTAATTTCCTAATCCCTCACAAAACTCATAAAACGTAATCACAGGGAAATATACCTTATAATTATCTGACGAATTTAATATTTCAAAATATCTCATTCTTAAATCCATATCTGATATTTTATTTTCTAATTTGCTATAACACTCTTTATAAAACCATTTACACTTATCCATATATTTTGCAGAAATATCTTCTGATAAGGTTAAGGCTACTTCATTATAATAAAAATACATCATAACCAAACCGTGTGATATTTGTGTTTTAAGAACAGATTTATCATATTCACCATTAGTCGTAGCAAAATTGAATGAAGTGGCTATACCGTCAATGTAACTTAACAGAACATTAAATCTTGTTAATGGTTTATCTGTCCTTGTTAAACTATCTTTATTTGTTCTCCAAGTATAAACAATATCATCTATGTATTTAATTCTAGCTCTTTTTAAGGCAAAGCATTGGTTAAAACAACCGTCCTCATTAAGTCTTAAATCAAGAAATGTAATATTGTTATCTGTCATAAATTTTCTTGAATATATCTTGCCGTGTAGCCACGTTAGCTGTTTTTCATACTCACACATAATAACTCCACCAGAACTTCTGTTATCAGAATTAAATTTTGCTGATACAATATCACAATCATTATTCTTTATAC